TGCTGCTGTCGTCGCTGCCGCTGTCGGCCGCGCCGGCGACCTGGCCGGCCGACGAGCGCACCCGACCGAGTCCGCCAGCCATGCCGGCCGCGAAGGTCTCGGCGAACGCCGGGCCCGTCTCGTCGAGGTCGCTCAGCGGGCCCTTGTCCGCCGGCGACCCCGGCAGGTGCGACCGGGCCTCGCCGGCGATGTCGCCCGCCGCGTCGGCGACGTCGTCGCGCATTGATATGATCCCCGACACGAACTCCTCGATGAGTTTGCGACCGAACCCGAAGGCCTGGTCGATGAAGTCGCCGATGATGTCGCCGACTCTGGAGATGGTGCGATCCCATGCACCGTCGAAGATACTCAGCGCCTCTTTCGCGCTCTCGACCGCCCGGCTAATTCCTTCGCTCAGCCCGCCCTCCAAGAAGCCCTTCACGAAGCCTTTGATGGCCGCGCCAATGACGGCGAGCGGGCCGAGGATGAGACTGAGAACTGCCAACATTCCGTCCCTGACTGCTGCGGGGAGCGCCTCCCCGATGGCCGCCCCCAGGCTCCGGACAGCGTCAAGGACGCCCGTCTTCTCAAGGATGCCAACTCCGAGCAGGCCGATGAAGAAGCCGAACGCGGCGGCGGCGGCGAGGCTCCCTGAGACAAGCGAGGTGAGGGCGCCGACGAAGGACTTGAGCGCGCTGAGAGCCGCTCCGAGCGCGCCGCTGACGGTGAGGCTCGGAAGGGCGAACCCGATGGACGCGATAGCGCCTGCCACGATGCCGGCCACCGAAGCGACCGTTCCGAGGACGCCGATGAGCGTTCCCCCTGCCCCATCGGCCTTGAAGAAGGCGTCAGCGACCTTGAATAGCAGATCCGTAATCGGGACTAATGCCGGTCGGAGGAGGGAGTCCATTTGGTAGGCTACCGAAGAGACGATAGCGCTCAGACCAGCCATCGCTTCGCCCACGACCGGCACCTGCGAAAGGAGGCCCGCCGAAGCAATTGACAAGGCCGAAACGAGGGCGGTCATAGCGCCACGCCACTTCTGGCTGAAGCCCTCCATCTCATCGGCCGACTCGCCGACGGCATCGGCCGTGTCCTCAAAGCCCGCTTCGGTCTCGTCAAGGGCCTCTTGTGTCTCGTCGGCCCCTTCCGGATTCAGCGCGACGGCAAGCTCGTAGCTCTCGTCAGCCATTCTGAGTCTCCCGAATTATTTTACTCTTGGCTCGGTTGTGGTTCATGTATGTCCTCTACAGTTCGCCGTGTCGTTGCCGTGCCGCTTCTCTTGGCCGGTGTGGTGCTAGGGCTGCTCGCACTCCGCGGCTGGGTCCAGTATACTCTCGGCGGCGCCAACGTGTACGACATCTATCAGACGCTCTGGTACTCAATTGGTATGATCGTCGCACTGGTTCTCGGGTTCTTCGTCGCCCCTAGCGAGCTTGCGCCAGATTCAGCCGACTCGTAGCTGTCCGGCGGCGAACGAGTCAGTATGTATTGCCAACCGCGATTTCATACTCGCTGACTGCGGCTGCGTCTTCGCCGAAACCGGGGAAGCTTATCTCAAACTGCCACTTCATCTCCGAACCCAAGTCATTGACATTATCGAGTGATGATTCAAGCAGCGCGCCGTCCTCATCTAAGAACCGCGCTCGGACCTCGGCGTAGCTCAACTGCTCGCCAGAGGTATTCTCCGCTGACCCTTCAACGCTGACCCTCTCCGAATTAGTGCCCTCGTTCTCCCGAAGGAGCTGGTGCTCGAGAATCTCTATATCATTATCCGGTTCGGACGTTGATGAGTCATCGCCGCCTCCCCCGTTTCCGCTCTCAAACTCTGGGTCATCGGTTCCGCATCCTGCCAGAGTTGCAGATGCCGCTGTCCCCACTCCTGCTAAGAACCCTCGTCTGAGCATGAGTCACGATACCAGAGGCCGTAACAAAAAACCTTAGCCCCGGCGAATGTCAGCTGGACCATGCCGACTGACGACGAACACACCGGCATCGACGTGGTCAATGGCATCCCGTACACGTACGAACACGCCGAAGAGGACCTCACGGCCGTTGAGTCGCTGTATCGTGTCACCTCCACGCCGGACCTTGTGGACCGACCACCGCACCGGAACGTCTATTTTGTGCCCGGCCAGCGCCTCAACGAGTGGCTTCGCGAGGCCCCCGAGCGGATTGTCGACATCCGCCCCACCACGCCAGCCGCCGCCCGCGAGCACCTCAGTGAATACGGCGCCGACCCCGAGGAAATCGACCTCGGCTTGGACTCCTCTGGGCCGGCAGAGGACCACGATGGGGGATGAGGGACCGCAGGACTACGACCGAGAATACACCGACCCGCTGTCGGGCGTCACTCGCGTCCGACTCGGCTACAGTCACGACCGTGGCGAAGTGACCCGCTTTGTCGTGCAGCTGGAGTACTGTGTCGAAGGTGAGTGGCGTGAGGTGGTTCGGTACGACCACGACCCCGCGAGCGAGTTCGGCCACGACGTGACCGAGGACGGCCTTCACATCGACGTTTACCGCGACGGTGAACAGTACCGAACAGAGTACGTCGCGCCGCCCATGCCCGCGGGACTGGCGCTCGACCGCGCCGAAGACCATTTGAGTAATAATCTCGAAGGGTTCACTACTCGGTTTGAACAATGGCACGGGATCAGGACCCGATGACGGACGAAGAACTGGCCGAGGCGAAAGAGAGCCTCGAAGAGCTCCGCGAGCAGGTCCGTGAGGACCTCGCCGAAGACCTCGGTGGCGACCCCGAGGACTACGACGCCACGCGCCAGCCCGTGCCCGGCGGCGGCGAGTGACTACCCGCCGAAGTACCCATCGAACAGCTTCTGAAGGACGTCGAACAGCGCCTCCCAGCGCTCGTTCTCTCGGTGGTGGGCCTCAACGGCCGCTCGCAGCGCGAACACCATCTCGGGGTCACCGTTCCGGGCGCCCTTGAGAACCTCTGCTGGCGACGTATTGAGCCCCTTTGAAGCCTCCCAGATGGCTTGCCCGCGGTCCGATTCCGCGAAGTGACCTATCGCCTTCGCTCGTTTCCCAGCGACTCTGCGTTTTCGGTCGCCGGCGTCGTGACGCGGCTGGTCATCTCACCCAGCCAGTGGATGCCGTTCTTCTCGTATGCTGCCAACCACGTATCCGCTGAGTCGTACCCGTCGGTCTCGCACATCCCAGCGAGCGCCTCACAGTTCACGGCCGCGATCTCCTCGATGGGGGCGTCCTCTTGTTCAAGGCGCTCAATGCGCTCCAGTCGGTGCTGGACGTCCACCGGGATGCGCGTCTTGACCTCCAGTTCCAGCCCGCTCGGAAACTCGACAGTCTCTGTCTCGGCGGACGCCTCGGCCGCTTCGAGCAGGGCACTGACGGCTGCCTGCTCTTGGTCGGCCAGTTCTTGGCGGCGCTGCTGGAAGCGCGCTTCGACCTGTTCGTTGTAGGCCTCCGCATCGGCGTCGCCCTCGAGGACGTCCTCAACGGAGATGTCGCCGCTCACGGACATCACACAACACTCTCGTTCGTCAGTTCGACGCCGTCGCCCCGCCCGCTGAGGTCGTGTTCGTTGTACTCGCCCTCGGCAAGGTCGATGAGCGGCATCTCCTCGAAGTGGACGTTGTCGACGACGGCCTTCAGCGACTCGTCACCGCTGGAGTCGGTGTGGTCCGTCATGTTCTGCTCGAGCGTGATGGTGTACTCCGCGACGTTCGAGTCGTCGACGACCGTCGTACTCTGGGCGCTCCCGGAGCCGTCGAGCCAGTACTTGGCGAGGTCCTCGTTGAATTCGACGATAGTCATCTCGACGGTGACCGCTACCTCGCGGCGCTTGACGTCCTCGCGGGTGACCTGGTCGGTCGTGAAGAGTTCGTTGTGACTGGCCTCGCCCATAATGGAGACGTTCCGGACCTTCCCGGCCGTCAGTTCGGTGCCGTCGATTTCAACCCTGAACGTCGCAATGTCGTCGCCGTAGTATCTGTTAGTCGGCATTGACACTCCCTCCTCGCGAGCGCGTCGGGTCGATACGATACTGTCGGTACTGTCGGTGCTGTCGGTGCTGTCGGTGCGTTGGTGTCATCATTGGTATAGGTTCTCCCAGTCGGCGGCGGGGGCGCCGTGCTCGTCCATCGCGTGCTGACGGGCCGCCGACTCCCCGGCCAGCACGGCGCCGCAGCCTCGGCACTCGTACTCGTCAATGTCCTCGTCGGGCTCGTCGCCGCCGTCGCTATCGAGGCGCTCGAGTTCCTGCCGGATGGCGCGGAGTTCGCCAGCGATGACGAGCAGCGCTTCGACGACGGGATCGTCGGGTGTCTGCCCCGTGTCGCGGTCGGGAGTCACGGCGACCCCCCGCCGCCGAGGTCGCCGTCGATGTATGGCGACAGGCCGCGCTGACGGAGTTCCCGTGCCATCGCCTCGAAGCCGGGCTGCATGAACGGCTGCGGCTCGGTGCCGGGGTGGTCGACGCTGTCGGCGAAGACGGGCTCGCCGTCGTCGCCCTCGAAGACCAGGACGTCCGCCTCGTCCGGCGTGATGGGGTGGGGCTCGGTGCCACCCTCGACCGGGATGGCGTGGTCGGCGGTGTACCGGAACGTCACCTCGCCCGGCGTCTCCTCGACGACCACCTCGCCGCTGTCCTGCAGCTCGCCCGTGTCGACCGGGACGGCTGCCTGTGAGCGCTCGAAGCCGCGGATAGCGGCATCGACGAGCCCCTGGTCGACGGCGCTGATGACTCGGTCGCCGACGTCGTCCATGTCCTCGGCGGAGATCGTGACGCCGATCATGTCAGGTTCGCTCCCCGATGTACCGCAGCTCGAAGTCCGCCGCAAAGGACTGGGCGTACTGCCGACTGGCGGAGTCTTGATTCTCGACCTGCACGCGAACGAAGGTCGCCGGGTCCAGATCGCCGACATCCGGGGTGAACCGGTCCGACCGGAACACCTGCACGATGTCGTCAACCAGCTGGTCGAACTCGGCAGCCGTGTCGATACCGCCATACTGGGCGCTGTGGCCGGCCGAGACCTCCACCTCGACAACCGCCTCGACGCGGTCGACGCCGACGCCCGTCTGTGTTCGCGTCCGAGTGCCGGCGCCGGCCATCACGAAGTTGCCATCTTGAAGGTCGGCCTCAATGGAGTTCCGAACGCGGTTGCCGAAGCTGTCGCCGAACGACAGCCCGAACCCCGGGCCGTCCTCAAGGATGACCGTGTCGTCGAGGTCGATGCGCTTCAGACCGTCGGGGTAGGTGCCGTTCCAGTCGGTCTTGATCGTCGCCAGCGTGTGCTCGACGAGCGTCACTGCGCGTCACGCCCCCTCGCGGTACGGCTTGAGTATCGACTCGTCGACGACGTCTTGGCCGAGCTTCTGGACGCCGGTGCGGCCCCAGCGCTCGGCCTTCGTCTCTAGACTCGTCAACTGCCCGTCGTCGGGAATCACCGTCACGAACTCGTCGTTGAGCACGAGGTCGGCGGCCGCGAGGTGGGCGACGCCGCGGCGGATGCGCTGGGGCACCTCGCCTTTCCCGTAGGAGACGGTGGCGTAGACGGCGTTCGCGAGCGACGGAATGTCGTCGTCCAGCGCGTGGACGTCGATGTTCAGCTCTGAGATACCGCCGTTGTTGAGACGCACCCACGCGTCGGCGCCGCGGTTCGGCAGCCCCACGCCGGTATCGTAGTCGCTGCTTGCGACCCAGTCCTCAACGGCGCCGTTCGCGTTGATGACCAGCAACTCGTCGAGGCTGGAGACGTCCTTGCGAGCGAGCGTGATGCGGGCGTAGGTTGGGACGGTTTCGTCGCCGAGGTCGCCGGTGCCGACGCGGATGCGCTCCTTGATGTCCGGGGTCGAAGACCCCGCCGAGAACACGGTGCGAGACTCCCGGGTCCGTCGGTTGGTGCCGGCCGCCCCGAAGGCGACGGCGCCCTGCGACGGGAGGTCGTACTCGTCGTCGCGGGGCTGGGCGTCGGTCGGGATGACGTTTTGGTCGTCGCCGCTGACGCCGCCGGCGTCGTACCAGTGGCGTTTCGTCGCCTTCTCGACCGTCGCGGAGACCGCCGCGATGGTGTCGACGACGAGCTGGTTGTTCGACTCCGCAAGCGCGCCGCTGAGGTCGGCCTCCTGGAAGACGCGGCGGACGTCGTCGACGGTGCAGTAGCCAGTGGTCATATTTATTTCATCTGCGTGGCTGAGAACCTACCGGTCAGTTGCGATCATCATTGACTGCTGGTGAAGAGGCCACTCGTATCACCCGAGTTTAACGACTATCATATCTGTCCACTTCCCACCAGACTCTCCGAACACTGTTTCATCTGTACTGCTGTCATGCGTGACCCGTATGTCCACACTGTCACCAGCAGACAACCTGAACAAGTTTTGGGCACTTGTTGTGATGTAGTCTGAGATGGGCGTCGTGTAGATTGCCCCACCTTCTTGATTACCATTGAGGAAGACCTGTGTCCGGACTTGTGTCCCTGACTCAACGGTGTTGTCCCACAAGACTGTTGCAACGATGGAATAAATACCATCATCCGGGACAACAAACTCATTGTTGGTCGTGTCGAATGACCCCGTGTCATCAACCGACACCTGGTCCAGTTCGACTTTCGTGTATGAATTTGCCGGGATTGTCTGGTCTGCTGACAGAGTTACCCGTGTCCCGACGTTGGCAATATAGGCATCGTCTGTACTGACCGAATCGGCGGTGACCTTCTCGAAGACCGGATTCAGTAAGCTCCGGAGCATCATCCACCACCAGCCATCAAGAGGATGTCGGCCGTGTCGCCGGGCGTGCCGGTCCCTGTCGAACACCGCAGGCGGACCTCTTGGGCGCCCGTCTCCAGCACGTCGTTGTAGTCCGACTGCCCGGTGTACTCCTTGCCGACGTCTCGCTTCCAGGTGCCACCCGTCTCGCGAGCATCCCACTGGTACTCGGCGGGGCCGTCGCCCCGAACGGCCATCGAGACGGTGGTGCGGCCCTCAAGCGTGATCGAGACGGCGTTGCCACTGTTCTCGATGTCGATGGTCTCCGAGACGGTCGTGCTCGACTTGCTCATCAGGTGCGCTCCAGTTCGTCGCGGCGGTCGTCGACGGCGTCCTGGACCGTCTGGCTCGTCTCGGCATCGGCGATGGGAGTCAGATGACCGTCGACGTCGCCGTCGCGCACTCGGTCGGCCCGCGTCTGGTAGTCTTGGTCCAGCCACGCCTCGGCGTCGAGGTCGGCAGCTTCGTCGCCGCTGTCACCGCCGCCCGCGTCCTCGGCGTCGGTCGTGACGCGCCCGAAGTCGTCACGGGCACACAGGCGGTCGGCCGTCCGCTCGCCGACGTCGGCTTCGTCGCCTGCCTCGTCGAAGTCCGGGCCGTCGCGGATGTGGTAGCCACCGCCGCCCACGTATCGGACGCGCGGCATGGTCAGACCACCCGCTCGCCGACAATTGTGTAGTCCCGACCGTCGCTCCCGGTGCTGTTCTCCACGACGTAGTCCGACCCGTCGTGAAAGACGTTGTTGCTCGAGGCGCCCGAGCCGTTGCCGAAGCTGGCACCATTGTCGACGGCGACATTGTCGGCACCGCCTTCGGTGCGGACTGTCGCCGTGTCGTCGTCTGTCTCGTTGACGACGAGGAGGCGGGCATACTCGCTGTCGCCGTCGAACAGGGCGTACGTCTCTCCGTCGTCGAGTGTCGTGCGCTCGAGCACCGTCAGCTCGCGAAGCGCTGCCGACGTGCTGGGGTGCTCATTCGCGTCGACCGTGTCACTCATTGGGTTACTCCTCCGGGCCGGTGACCACGACGACGATGGTTTCGCCGCTCAGGTCCGCCGTGTTGTCGGTGGCGTCGGCGGTGGCGTAGGCGTCGAACTCGCCGTTGGCCTGGTCCCAGGTGACGACGGTGTCGCCGCTGTTGATGACCGGCGTCTCAAGGGCGACCGACTCGATGCTTTCGAGGCCGATGTCCGACGCCGACAGCCCGTAGGAGGCGTCGCCCGAGTCGTCGGGCGTACACTCGGCGACGACCTGCCGGCGGTTGCGGTTGCGAAGCCTGTACGCGTGTCGCTCCGTAACGCTATCGATGGATCCCATGTATGTACCTCGTTATTACCGGATGTTTGTCATCACGACGCCAGCGTCGAGGTCTTCGATCTGGTAGTCGTGGCGGGCCCGCAGCGCGTAGCGTGCGTGGAGGTCCCGCTCGAGCGTCTCGTCGCTGTTCTGGACCACGTCGATCTCGACGTCGCGCCGCAGCCCCCAGATCAGGTTCTCGGTCGGCGTGAACAGCCCCTTGTCCTCGGGCATCCCGTGGACGCCCATGATGTCGTAGCCGAACGGGTTGATGTCAGCGTCGGCCCGCAGCATCGCATCGCCCAGCCCCGACTCCTTGTCGGTCAGGAAGGATTTGTACCGCTGGACGTTGTCTCGGTTCATCAGGAGCGTCGGGTCGACGCCGTCGCGGCGGTACTTCGCGCCGAGGCTGAGGATGGTCTCGTCGAACAACACTGTATTGACCCCGCCCGCGCCGTGGTCGTAGGTCGTCATCGAAGAGTTGCCGTCAACGCGCGACGAGGAGCCCTGTCCCTCGGCGATGGCGAGCCACCCGTCGTTGATTCCGAAGAACCCGTCGTCGCCCGAGAAGTACGTACTCGGGGTGGACTCGTGGCCGGCGACGCCGAGTTCTTGGGCGTCCGCAGCGAACTGCCGCTCGAACTTGTCTAGGAGGATGTCCGCCACGTCGTCAACGGTGTCCTCGACGGACTCGCGGGTCAGCTCGTAGGGGATGACCGTCTTCTCGACGTCAAGGTCGACCTGCCCGGTGCTGGCCGATTCGAAGTTGTCCTCGACGGACTCGCCCTCGGAGACCGCCTGCATCAGGCGCTCGCCGACGCCAATCTGCGGGATGGCCTGCTGCCTGTAGTCCAGCGCCACGGTACGGACCTCCTCCAGCAGCGTCGCGCTCTCTTGGACCTGCTGGAAGAACTGCTCAAACAGGCGGCGCGGGAACTGGCCGCCCGAGAGGTCGCCCTCGGAGTCGATGGTGTCTTTCTGCATGGCGCGCCGGTTGTCGTTGCGTGCGTCGCTGACAGACATGGTTACCGCCCCCCGACGAGGCCTGCCTTGTAGGCCTCGACCTCGTCCGTCTCGCCGTCGTCTGCCGTCTGTTCCGTGCCGTCCAGCTGCTGGCTGTAGCCGGACTGCTTGCTGATGGTCTCGACGCGCTCGTCGAGGTCCTCGACCTTCTCCGCGAGGTCCTGGGCCCACTCCGGGGCGTCGTCCATCGCCTTCTCGCTGTCGTCGCCCTCCAGGTCGGCGACGCGGTTCTCTATCGATTCGACCTTCTCGGTGAGCGAGTCCGCCCACGCGGGCGGCTCGTCTTTGGTGGTGTCGTCGTCAGTCATCGTGTCGTCCGCCGTCTCGCCGGCGGAGGCGTGCTTGTCCTCGTCCATCTCGTCATCCTCGTCATCCTCGTCGTCCTCGTCGTCGCCGTCACTCGCCTTCCCATCCAGGGCCTCAGCCCCGTCGGCGTCATCGGACCCAACGAAGATCGACTTGAGGATCTGCCACTTCGTCGCGTCATCCGGTTCGTCGGTGGTGGTGCTATCTGTCATAGTTCTGGTAGCCTCGCCGTCCGCATCCTCCTCGAGCGCGCCGCAGATCTCCCGGGCGTCCGCCTCGGACACCCCGCGCTCCTCCATGATAATCTGGACGCACTCTGCGAAGGTGTCGCCGGGCTTGCCGTCGCCGGCTTTTGCCGACCTGACATCGGTCAGGTACTGGTACAGCCGGCGGGCATCGTCAGGCTCGTGACCTCGCTGGTCGACCAGCAGCTCGACGAACTCCGCTTCGCCGTCGACGTCGTCGAGAATTGCCTTCCCGAGGTCGGATTTGTAGCGGGCCCGCGGGACGGCCGGGATGTCCACGTCGGACACCTCGTTGACCGTCCCGGCGAGCAGCTCAGTGCCGCCGGCGTCCTGGTCGACCTCAACGTCGTCCGGGATGCGGACGTCGTCGGGGAGCGTCTCGTGGTCGGCCGCCCGGCTGATTTCGCCGCCGATAGAGAAGCCCTGCAGGACGCCGTCCTTGACGAGCTGCCAAAGCTGGTCGTCCTCGTAGCGACGGGTCGCAACCCACGTCCCGGGCGGGAAGGTTTCGTCGCCGATCTCCTCGGCCTCGTTGATGACCTCGTTGCGCTCCAGCGCCGCCGCATCATCGGGGAACGCCGAGTGCATGACGCCCGTCTGGACGTCCTCGCTTTGGAACACCTGAACGGCGTCCGGGCGCAGGAAGTCGTGCTGGTGGTCGAGTTCGTTCGGGACGAGGACGGCGCCCGTCGCTGTCCGTGCGTCTTCGTCGACGGTCTTGATATCGACCGTTTTGCGGAGCTCAGTCATCGTCAGGAGTCCAACCGGGTCTGGGGCTCGGCCCCGGCAGCGTCATCGCGTCCGCCTCAGTTCACGGGGAGGCGCTCGTGGTTGTCCGTGATCTCTTCGTACTGGTAGTCCAACCGGATGTTGTCGTAGTGGTACGACCCGTGGCTGGCGGCCTCCAGCAGCGCCTCCCACTCCGCCGGCGGGACGTCCAAGTACACGTACAGCGAGTCGACGCCGGCGTCGCGGTCGAACCGGATGTACAGTTCGCGGTCCTCGCGGTCGTAGAGCCCTTGGTCGAGATTCGAGGAGTCGAACTGCTCGGTGTCGACCTCCTGCTTGTTCGCCAGCTCGAGGCCGGCGCGCTCGCCGGCGCGGTTCTCCGGCGGGGGCAGGTAACTCGGCTGGGTCTGCTCGGCATCCTCGTCGGGCGTCGACGCCGCCTCGTCGCCACCAGCACCGCCCGCGAACTCCGCTTCGAACTCCTGGAGCGTCATCTCGCCGAGGTCGTCGTCGAGCGGGTCAAGGCCGAGTTCCTCGCGAGCCTCGTTGACCGTCCCAACACCCGCCAGCCGCATTGCTCGGACGCGCTGCTCGGCCAGCTTGGCCTCCCGCTCCGGCTGCTCGGCGCCGCGAAGCTCAAACTCCGGCGTCCAGTCGGTGACCCCTAACGCCTGCTGATGGAGAATCTGGTACAGTCGCTCGGCGAACTTGTGCTGCTCCGGCTCAATGATTTCGGTGGCGAACTGGTGGTCTTGGGTTTCGGAGTTCGAGCGGTTCGCCGAGTCGGTCACCCCAATTTTGATGGGCGGCACCTCGTGAGCCTTGGCGATGTCGTGTTCGTTCTTCTCCCGGAAGGCCTCGAAACTCATCTCCTCACTAATGCCCTGCGACATTGGCTCCAGCTCGATCTCGACATCCTCGTCGAGCCCGGACTGGAACTTCTCGACCTCGAGGACGACCGTCCGGTGGCTCTCCTCGCGGAGGCCGTGGACCATCTTCCGGAGGTCCTGTTTCGACCTCTCGGTCAGCTCGCCACCTGTGACTTTGACGACCATCCGCGGGATGGTGTCATTGTCGAAGAACTGCCGATTGTAGTCCTTCGCTGCCTCGTCGGCCGTAATCGTCCGGAGGCTGGAAATCCAGTCCGGAATGCCGTAATGCAGCGTCAGCGGCGACGGGTTCCGGACGAAGATAAGTTCATTCGCCGGGTCGTTGTCTAAGCCCTCCGCGCTCTCCTCGACGACATCGCCGGTCTCCTCGTCGACGAACACCAGGTTATCACCGTAACGGTCGCCCGCCTCGCCGAAGTACCGCCGGCGGCCCTGCCGGACCTGGACGTACCCGCGCGCCAATAGCTCGTCATTCGGGGCGTCGTGGTCGCGATCGTCGCGGTCATCACGAGTCGCCGGGGGCTTCCGGACTCGGACGGTGTTGGCTGGGACGTGTGCCAGCCCGACCGGCTCGCCTTCGGCGTTGACGAGGATCTCAATGGCCGCCCAGCCGATGGCGTGATAGTCTTGCCGGGCGAGTTCGAGCACCTCGACCGACGTCGTCGGCTCCGCGCTCTGCTTCGGGCCAGTCTGCCAGCGCGAGTCGGCGCCGTGCCAGAAGTCCTCGACGCGGTCACGTTCCTCGTCGCTGGCCGCGTCCGCATCGATGTCCTCGTGTGGGATGATATCGAACCCGAAGCCCACTTCATACCGAGCCTTCTTTCTGACCGCCGCGGCGTGGGTCTCGTTGAGCTCAAGGAACGCGGCCAGCCGATCGGGGTTGTACGGCGGCTTGAGTCCAAGGCCGGCGCGAGCCCGGATGCGGCGCTCCTCGAGCTGGGTGGACTCCTCGGCCTTCTGGAGGTCGGCGTTAGTCGGCGTGAGCGTGTCGACCTGGAGGGTGACCTCTTGGGAGACGTCGTCGTCAGTGCTCATCGTCGAACTCCTCCTGGTAGTCCATGCGGAGATACTCGGCATCAACTTCGACGTTAAACCCCGTCAGGAGCGCCGACGCCAGCCGTATCATTACCTCCTTATTCTCGTCTGGCAGGTCCTCGAATGGGACGCTCGTGCCGTCTTGCGTCTCCCACCCGACGCGACGTGAGATGTGCTCGTACTCATCGTGAAAGTACTCGGCGAGCCAGAGTATGTCATCAGCGTCGGCCGGGTCGAGATCTGTCATTTCGTCACCCGCTCGCGGTCACATGACCCACAGACGCCGCGGGCCTTCTGGCGGTCGGTTTTGAGATCGGTGCCGCACTGCCGGCAGGTCTCGTGCTCGGTTTTCATAGGTAGGAGATGCCGCCGCTATCCTGGTCGTCCTCGGCGCCAAGTTGCCCGCTGCCCTCGAGACGACGGATGCCCTGCTCGGCCATGTACCAGGCCGCGATGAGGTCCGGCGTGTGGCCTCGAAGCTTCCCGTCACGGAGCTCGAGCGACAGCATCGCTTGGACGAAGTCCTCGGTCGCGTCGTGCCCGCGGTAGAACTGGATTGAGCCGTTCTCGACGAGCCGGCGGAGCCGAGGGATGCCGTTCTCCCAGCTGTGCTTCTGCCCGGTCGTCGAGATCCCGGTCACCTTCGCGCGCATCGAGGCCGAGAACTCGAGGGCGTCGTTGACTACGTACTGCTGCATGCCGTTGTCCTCGATGACGATCACCGCGGGGTCGTAGCGGTCGTCGAGGTCGGCGAGCGTGGCCTTGACCCGCGAGGGCGACATGCCCTGCTCGCTGACGGCGTCGAGTAGCGTCCGCCGGCCGTCCCGCTGAACGTGCAGCGCGACGAAGGCCGCGTCGTCACCCGTCGGCGACTGCGCCGGGTCGTGGGCGACGACCGTCGCGCTGCCGGCGCCGGGAGTGATCTCTCGCGGTGGGCTCTCCCCGCGGATGGAGCACCCACCGTCTTCGACGAGTTCGGTGACGTCGCCGGCGTCGACGAGGTTGCCCTCGGCGCCGCGAATGACCATGCAGAACTCTCGCCAGAACAGGTGGCGAGACATCTGGTCGAACTTGTCCGCGAGGTACTCGGGGCCGCGAGCCGACGGCCACAGGACGTGGACCGTGTCGTCGACGAGCGGTCGGCCGTCAACCTCGGTGTAGATCTCTTCGGGCGGCCGCCGTGCTGCCCAGCTGTCGTCGTCACCGAACTCGCGGTCCCATTCCCCGAGGACCGCGGGGTACTCGGTGAAGTCGTAGGCGTCGCGGTCGATCAGGTGGGAGTAGATGTCGTCGGGCCGCTTGCGCGTCCCAATGATGGCGGTCTTCCCGGAGTCCTTGACCATTGGGACGGTCACGCCCTCGATCCAGGTGAGGATGTTCTCGGTCTCGCCGTCGCCGTGCTCCTTGATGACGTCGTCGAGGACCAGCAGGTGCGACCGGTCGCCCTCGATGGCCCCGAAAAGCCACCCGGCGTGCAGCATTGACCCGTTCGGCCACTCCTTGGCCTCTTTCATGTCCTGGACCGGCGCGGCGTTCAGGTTCGTCAGCCACGGGTTCCGGCCGACCAGCTTCCAGAACTCCGTGTCGGCCTTTTTGTGCGCCTGCCCCTGGGTGTTCGTAATCCAGTGGGCCCGGAAGCCGTCGATGTACTCCAAGCAGGCGATGACGTAGCCGAGCGTGAACGTCGTCTTCAGCGAGTCGCGGTGGGCAAGGATGCCGACGTTGGCGTCCGATTCGAACCGGGCAATCCAGTCCAAGTGGACGTCGGCAATCGGCATCCAGGCGTCCCGCTCGCCCTCCATGTATCCGTAAGTGAGCTCGTTCAAGAACTCCGCCCACGGACAGTCCTCAAAGGGGTTAAGCGCCGCCCGCTTGTCCTCGAGGGTCAGCTGGGAGACGACGTCGTCAGTCGCGCTCATGTATCGTCCTCCCGACGCGACCGGAGCGCCTCCCGCAGTGCGACCTCCGTCTCGTCGTCCAGCCCCGCGTTCGTGTCGACATCAGCGTCGACCTCGAGCTGGTCTGCGTTCGGAGCTAGGTTGAACGTGTCCGCCAGCTGGCGGAATTCTCGGAGGAACCGGTCGTCCCCAGTTCGCTTGTACTTAAGGAGGACCTCGGCTGCGAGCTCCCGAATCGCATCCAACGTCTGGTCCGGATTCTCGAACGACTCTAAGAGATCCTCGTACGCGTCTCGCTCGGCCGGCGTCAGGTCTGACCGGAGGTAGTCCGAGTACGCGCCGTTCTGGTAATTGCCGTTGTTCGATCCACGGTTGTTTGCGGCGCCACCGTGCATCCGGCACCGGTTGCTACCGTCTACCGGGTACTGGGTGCAGTACTCCCCGTCCCGGCACTCGGCTCCACACCGATCCGGAAGTGGCTCTTCCGACGTCATGGCATGGGGTGTTCGTCAGACGGCCGGTGGCATGGGGTGTTCACGGCGGTCCCGTCGACGGTCGGCGCGGTCCGTACCGTTGCTCTGCCAAGCCGTCGACGGCACGGTCGTTCTCGTGATGCTCCATGTGACACCGTCGGTGAACGTCCCGGAGATTGTCGGGGTCATTGTCCCCACGCCGCTGATTGTGATGGTGCTCTTCAGGCGTCTCGTTGAGAGGGCCGCCGCAGAACGAGCACCCGGTCATAGGAAGTTCTCCTCACAGCAGTCCCGGCAGAGCGTGACTGTCTCACCGATCTCGAACTCGTGGACGAGCGGGCTGTTCGATGTTTTCACGAATGTCTCTCGGAACTCACCCATGAATGGCGGGGCGTGGTTATACCGGTCGCCGCAGCCGTCGCAGTTGAACGTGTAGCCCACGGTTAGTCTCTCGGGAGCCGCCGCCCGCACTTCAGACAGTCGCGACGGTCATAATCGGGGTAGTGCTCCGGGGCGGCTCCGCAGCGCGGGCAGACCGCGGACGTCATTCTTTATTGTCCGTCTCGTCGGCGCGCTCGCGGGTCCGCTCAACGAGGGCTTGCGAGAGCGCAGTGTAGTCAGCGATTTCGACGCCGTTGTAGGCGGCCAGGGAGACGAGCGCGAGCCCGCCGATGATGGTCGGGTTGCCGCCAATCGAGAGCGCGTACAGAGCAATCGAGATCGTCCCGAGGTTGACGATCATCGACCGGACCCATGCCGTGGTTTTCATGTGCTCAAGATCCACGCCCGCCTCGTCGACCGCTTTGTATTCGTCGATCTGTCCGTCACTGCAGTACCAGGGTCTGCTGTAGGTGTTCGGTGGCATGACATGTATCAGACCTCAAGGGACCGGCCGACCGCCAGCTCAAGCGGGACGTCTTCCTCGCTATCGACCCGAAACTCGTCGGCCAGTGCGGCCGCGTCGACGGCGTCGTCGCGACGACCGTCGGCGACCAGTCGCTCCGAGCACAGCTGCAGGAGGGACTCGAACGGCCCCTCGTGACGCTGATCGTACACTGGATCGTCGTGATCAATGGCGCCGCATTTGCACTCCAGCCCAAACGGGCCCTGCTCGACGAATTCGGTCGGGTACTCGTAGCCGACCACGGCCTCGTCGATCAGCACCGACCACCCGCGCCGGGCCTCATCGGTCGGCCGCTCTACCTCCTTCCGCTGTCGAAAGCAACTCCAGCAGAAGCGGTGATCCTGCCGGATGTCCCGCAGCAGCGCCCGGCCGTCCGCTCGGTTGGCGCATTCTCTTGAGCAGTACGATCCGGCGACCGTCGACGTCGGCGTGCGGTCGTTGTCGCACTCCTCGAAGCTGCAGTCGTACCGCTTCTGGCGGCGGACTGTGACGGGCATGAAAGAAAGCTGTGGCTGTCAACCGACCGAAGCTGTGAACCCCGAGCGGGACAGGCGTTACTGAACAGACGGGATACAGGTGTTAAAAACAGTCAGTTGATAGAGAGTTTCGCCACTATTTCTCTGGCGTTGCCAGATTTTCGGGCGCGAACGATATAGCCGCGAGACTCGCAGGTTTCCAGAGCGTCGTAGAGCGTCCGCTCCGGGAGGCCGGTCTCCTCGAGGAGCGCCTGCCGGGACAGCTCGGGACCCTGGTATCTGAGCGCCTGCAGAACGCACCGGCAGCTCGGCGGGAGGTCGTCGGGCATCGGCACCGACATATCGACAGAGCTGTTGCTCATCGGCCGGGCGTTTACATCGTCGTCAGCGGGGTCAGTTGGCGGCATCCGGGGGGTCGTGGCCCCGGCTACTGACCCGAGAGGGCGACCCGAACACCTCCCGAGCCCACCCAACCCAGTCAAGTGGCCGCGACGACTGTTCCAGCAACCGCCGGAATCGCCGGACGGCGGCCACTTTGAAACCGCCGTTATCGGAGAGTATTGATAACGCCGATTGCAAAGTGTCGAAATCGACCGCGTAGGATACCCCAGCCCGTGGTTCGTACTCTTCGGGAACCAGAAGGCCGTGGTCCTCAAGCGCGGTAACCCAGTTGTAGACGGTCCGCTGAGAGACATCAAGCCCCGACAGCCGGGCGAGTCGGTGGTAGCCCTGGACCTTGTTCGCGACGGCCCCGTCGTCGCGGGCGTCGACGAGCTGCTCGGCGCGGAAGCCATCGGGGCCGTCGCCGGTCATCGTGGCCTCAACGGCCTCCAAGAGGTCGAACGCGCCGCGGGGAACATCGAGCAGCGATTCGAGCGGATCGGCAAGTTCTTCGAACGTGCAGACGTCGTCGACGGGGATCTCCGTCGGGACGTTCGTCAGCAGATAGACGTCGACGGGGTCGTCGGCGTCGGCCAGCAACGGCCGCGGCCGATGGACGGTCTGCTCAAGCTCGTTGCGTCGGGTCTCCCGGAAGAGGTCGCCGACGAGGCCGCCGTAGTGCTTCGTCGGGACGGCGCGGCCGAGGCCGTGGTCGTCCTCGTAGCGGAGCTTCCGGTAGACCGGTGGGTGCGGGCTGTCGCGGCGACTGGAATGCTCGCCCCCGCCGACGCGGACATCGTCGCGACCGAGCGCCAGCAGCTCGGCCTCACGCCGCAGGTCGTCGACGTCGGGGTGGGGAGCGCCGATGCACATGACGGCATCGCACTCGTCGCGGTTCAGCCCCCGGGTCGCGTGGTAGTGCAGGACCTCGCCGTGGTCGGGGAACTCAAAGAGGTCCTTCAGCCCCTTTTTCACGGCGAACAGCGGTCGGTCGTGAATCCGCGCGGCGGTATCGATGGCGTTCTGGATGCGCTCGCGAGCGCCGTCCCCGTCCTCGATGGTCGAGGCGTGGTACTGGCCGTCAAGAATCTGGGTGACGTGGATTGACGCCTCAAAATGCTCGCCCCCAGCGATGGTGAGGTCGTCGCGATCAACGCCGTAGAGGTGGGCAACCTTCGACGGGGTGGCGGTAGCGTCCAAGATGAGCGGATCGTCGGGGAGGTCGCTGACGTTCGGCAGTGCCTCGTACCGGAGGGTCGCGCCGCCGGCGTGATCGCGCTGGATTCGAGCCCGGGCCCGGGCGGCTTCGCTGTCGGCAGTCAGCAACGCCTCGTGGTCTTCGTGCCAGCCGCAGCCGGGACAGTCGCGGGCGCCGTTGTGGAACTCGAGGTCGCTGCCGCAGCGGGGACAGCCCTCCAGAAGCGCGGGCAGGGCGATGGCCTGCCGGACGGCGTCGGGGGCGCCGGCGGCGGTCGCCGCCGCGAGCAGTTCGTCCATCGCGAACGGCGTTCCGGACCAGTCGTCGCGCTTGATACGGTTGACGAGGTGGCGGTTGATGCCGAGTTTCAGCTGGGCGAGCGCCTCGGCGTGCTGCCAGGGTTCGTCGGGCGGCTTGGTTGCGACGTGGTCGCCGGCAGCGCTGTCGTAGGACTCGTAGGCGCTCCACGTCGGGG